CTGGCCGTTGTAGCGAAACCAGATCGGATCGAGCGCCAGGAGCACGTCGAGCCCCTCGACAAACGGCTCGATGTCCTTTTTCAGGCGCTCGTCCGACGGACTGAGCCAACTGCCGCCGCCGGGCTTGGTCGCCGTGCCGGTAATCGTCAGATTGCCGCTGTTATCGACACGCTGCACCACACTGCCTGTTTTACTCAGGGTTTCGACCACCTCCCCGCTGCCCATCTGGAGGAGCAGGGCGCCCTCGTCACTCAACACGCGTACGGCGGACGCATTGGTCACCCCCGCGTCCCGGATCTCAAAGTCGGTGCCGGTAATCGCGGTGGCTTTGACAATGAGGAGTCGTCCACTCGTCGGGGTGACAAACGTCATCACGACGTCAAAGCTATTGGGATCAACCGTAATGCTGTTGGGGAGCAGGCTTTGGCGTGGGCTCGCATTGTCATACACGGCAAAGAGCAGCGCCGCCGTCCCGAGCCCATGCGTGGCCCCGGGAACGGTCACCGTCGTGGCGCTGGTAAAGGTAGCGACAAAGCGCGGCCCGGCCGCACTGACAATGATCGTCCCACTCGCGGGCGTGACAAACGTCACGGTGACGTCTGCCGTTGCCGGCGCAATACTGACGGGCACCTGCGTCAGGATATTCTGGCTTCCGCTTACGGTATAGACGCGCACCAGCAGATCGGCGGTCCCGAGGGCGTGGGTGCTGCCGAGAATGCTGACGGTCGTCTGATTGGTAAACGACACCGTATATTGGGGGCTCGGGGCCGCTAGACTGATGATCCCCGTTTGCGGCGTTAGAAACGTAAAGGTCGCATCATAGGTGAGCGTATTAATCGCCACCGTATTGGGCTGAATGACCTGGCGCGGCGTTTCGGCATTGTACGCCTGGAAGAGGGGCGCGGCCGTGCCGAGGCGATGCGTGGTCCCGGCAATGGTGACGCTGGTGGTGGCATTGAAGGTGAAAAAGAGGGGACTCTCGCCGCCGCCCGGTAGGAACTGCTGGAGCCGAGCCGCCACGGAGCCAAACGTGCCTTGTGGATTCGTGCCCAAGGTCGTCTGCACCGCCACCGTAGCCGCGAGGCTATCGTTAATCACTTCAGAATCAAGTCGGCTGGCACTATCAGGGGCTATGGGTCCCGCATTGATAAACGTCTGGCGCGTGTCGATGACGCCTGGGTAGCCCGTTCCGATCCCCGCCCCAAGCTGGGCCATGTTAGACCTGTCCTTTCGCGGCTTCGAGTGCCTCCACCCGTCCCGTCAGGGCCGCGACCTGCGCGACCAGGGTGTCGAGCGTCACCCCGGCGCCGGCGAGGGGGAGTCCCTGCGGCTGCATGGGGCGCGGGCGGACGTCCTGCACCACCTGGTCCCCGAGCACGCGCCACTGCTCCTGCATGCGCGGGGGCGGCGTCTCGTCACGGACCAGATACCCGATGCCAGGCTCGTCCAGGCCGCGCTGGGCCTCGACAAAGGCCCGCGTCGTACTTTCCCAGATCCCGACAATGCTGCCATCGTCCGTGCGGTATTTGAGCAGATAGGCCATCAGCGCTGCCTCCGCAAGCCGACCATTTTGATATGATCCGCGCCAATCGCATTCGTCCCCGTGCCGTTCATGAACGTGGCCACAAACGCTTTCGCCGAGAAATTACTCGGGGCGGTATAGACCGCTTGCACGACCATCGTCGAGCGAAAACTGCCAATCATCTGCCCATAGGTCAACTCCCCACCCGCCACACTATCCTCGCGGATCCGTAAATAACAGGCATCGCTACTCGTGGCCACGCTCACGGTGGCGGTGAGCGTCATCCAGACCTGATCGCCCGCGTTCAGCGCAAAGACCAGCGACGCGAGTGCCGTTTCACTCACCGTCACGCTCAACCCTACAATGTCGTTATAGGACACACTGTTGGTGACGGCATTGTCCTGGATGGTGTTGGTAATGACGGCGGCGGGCGCAATGCCCGCCGTTTGCGCCCCCGTGTCCGGACTCCACATGAGCGAGCCATCGGCCTTATAGATCAGGATGCTATAATCCGTCGGCCCGGCCGCAATCCGGCCGATCCAGACCCGAATCGTGCCATTGTCATCGCGGATAATGATCTGGCGATTCACGCCGTCGAGCGTAATCGGCGCGATCGCGCCCGCCAGCGGCCCCCCGAGGTAGATCTGCGCATTAATCGTCCCCGCGATAATCTTATCGGCAGCGAGGTCCAGAATGTGCGCATCGCGAATCAGCGCGTCTTGAATTTGGGCGACCCCCGTAATGACGGCGGTATCGGTGCGTAGATGGCCGGCATTAATGACGCCGGTTTTAATCCCCGCCGCCGTCACGCCTTCCGCATTGGCATCAAACATCAGGCCGCCGATATTATTAAAAATCTGAATGCCGTACTGATCGGACAACGGCCCCAACTTGCCGAGCAGCACGCGGTTATTGCCGAGATACTGATCCCGGATGACCATCAAACTATTCGTGCCATCAATATAGACGCGGTCGGCCACCCCAATACTCACGAGCGCGGTCAGTTTCCCGGTGAGGATTTTCGTGGCCACGAGCGAGCTAATGAAGGTGTCATCGAGTTGCCCGGCGACCGCCGTCACCCCCGCCGTGGGGGAGGCCGGGTGAAACGGGCCCACATTGCCGGAGGTATCGACGGGGCGAATCCAGTAATAGGCGCGTTGATTGGCGACAAACCCGGTATGTTCAAAGCTGTAGCTGCCCTGGCCGATGACGCCCGCCGTACTCCGATCGTTGAGCCCGGACGTCCAGACCTCACAGTAGTCGTAATCGAGATCGCCGGGCGGCGTCCAGAGGAGCGCAATCTTTTGCACGGTGCCGACGGCATACAGGTTCGCGGCCGGGCTCGGCGGCGTCCCATCGCGGCCGGTCGTAATGGAGATCTCGGGATCGGTATACACACTGAGGTTCGCCAGGCGATCAATCGAGGCGATCTTGGCAAACACGGTGACATTGCCGGGCACATACATTTTGTAGGTCGTATCAAAGCGCCCCGGCCGCACGACCGTCGGGATGTTGGGCGAGGCCACCCGAAACGAGAGTTGAAAGCCCGCCAGGTCCTCTTCAAACTGGGGGTCCCAGTGCGCCTGCACAAAGGTCATCACGGTCCCGTCGGCGCTGGCATCGGTCCCGGTGGTGAGGCGGAAGCCGGTCGGGACGGCCGGGGGCGTATTGTCGAGCTTGTCCGCCGTGAGGGCCACCGGCGTAAACGAGGCGATTTGACTGGGAATGCCGGGGCCAAAGGAGTCATAGGGGATAATCTGGACATAATACGTCACGCCCGCGAGCAGATCGGGAATGAGCAGCACCTGGAAATCGATGCCGAGCGTCTGATTGGGAATGGTCGGCGGATTGCCCCCATCGAGCAGGACGACAAAATGATCGAAATCCCGCGGCCGCACCCATTGTTTCCAGTCGACGCGGGCCGCCTCAAACAGCGCGAGCGTTTCCGGCAGAATGTTCCCCATATCGGGGGCCGCATTACTCACGACGATGACGGCAGGGTCCAGCGAGAGCAGCCCCGTATTGGTGACCGCCCAGACCATCACCTGTAACTCCCGGCGCGCGCCGGCGTAGCCGCTGCGAATCTGGTCTTCTTCATTTTGCTGGTGCGTATACGTCCACTGGACGCTTTGGCCGGCGGGGGCCAGGGGCGCGTTATAGGCCCGCAACAGATAGAGTTGTCCCGGCGCCCAGACCTGGACGATGTAGAAGGCGACAAAGAACGTCTCGCTAAACAGCGGACTCTCCGCCACGGTATCCCACTCCACATGCAGGTCGCGGCCTTCCCAGCTCGTCACCCCGACGGCCTGCCCCTGGAGGCGGAGGTTGCGCGGCGTCCCCGGGAAGTACCCCGGCGTCGTAGGGCCGGCGACATGAATCACCACCTCCCGCGCGCCAATGTTGTTCGGCACGCCCAGGTGCGAGATGGGGACGACGCGGTACTGATACGTCGAGCCACTGATGGCGGTGTAGTCATCCCAATCGAGCACATGCCCGCGCACCTGCGTGACCGGCGTATAGTTATAGTTGGGGTCATTGGGGTCACTAATGGCCCCAGCCCCAATCGTCCCGGCCTCGACCTGGCCGAGTTGCCCCGTCGCGAGCAGCACGCGGCGCAAGATCATGGCGCCCCCATACAGCGCATACCCACTACTGAGGGGGGCCACGTCCCACGACAAATTGATGACGCGCAGGCTCGCGCCGCTCGTCTGAATCCGCGTGACTTCCGTCGCCACGAGACTCAGGAGCGGCGGCGGCGGACCTTCGGGGTTAAACAGCGTCGTAATGACGCCCAGCGGCGAGGCGACCGCCTCATCATAGATGCTCGGGTTGTGAATGAGGGCCTCGACACTGACCGTCAGATCGTTTTTACGGCGCAGGCCCGTGACGCGAAAGGTGCGCGTATTGGCATTGGTCGTGAGCGTCCCAAAGACAAACGTCGACGTGCGCGGGACGGGAAAGAAACTGAGTTGCGACGCGAGATACAGCGTACGCGTCGGCCCCAGGGTCATCGTAAGCAGCTCGCGGGCTTCGAGCGTATCGTCTTCGTGACGCACGTACACCACATACGTGAGATCCTGCTCAAAGAGGCAGTCTTCATCGACTTCCAGGACGGCCGCATTGGAGCCCTGTTGAATCCGGCCTGACGTGCCCCAGCCCGGTAAGGGATGGGCAAACCGAAACAGATCATGCAGTTGCAACGGCAGGGCTTCGAGGGAGCAGTCCATCTCCAGCAGGAGATTTTCAAAGCGCCGCCGATTCAGTTCATACTGGAGCGCGCGCATGACCCGGCTCGGCTTGGTCACGCCGCGCAAGTCAAAACTATGCTTATGGACCTCGGGCGGCCACTGCGCTAGAGCCGGCCACGTAATAACGTCTTGCTCAAAGTCCTGCGCCTCGCTCGCAAAGCGCGCTTCCACCACGTTGATGCCATCGACGTCCTGGATATAGGTGAGGCGCACATTACTGACGGACGTCCAGGACAGCAGACACGTCGGCGTTTCATCCCGCGTCGGACGCGGCGTCCACAGCCCGGCCGTTTTGAGGAGGATGCCGCGCGAGCCGCCCATGGTTTCGAGGAAAAATTGCTGGGCCCGCATCTCGCGGTCGAGGACGTAATTGAGCGTATGGCGCCGCTCGCCCTGAATGGCCTGATCACAGTACGCCGCGTAGAGGGCAAAGGCAGTCAGGTCAATATCGCCGTCCGGGACGCCCGTCCCATAGCGCGCATTGGTCAAGGCATCGAGGACGCACCAGGCGGGATTATCGGACCACGTTTCGGGCACGGCCAGCGAGCCCACACGCACCTGACGGCCCCGTACCTCCACGGTCACGTTGGGCAAGGCCCCCCGCAAGGCATCCGTCGCCAGCGCGCGTAAGCCCAGCCAGGCGGTATAGGGATAGGCGTAGGTGTCGGGGATATACTCCGTGACACTTTCGAGCACACTCTTGTATCGTGCCCGGAGTTCATCGGTATTCCCCGCCCGCAGGTGCTGGATTTGAATATCGTAGGACTGATACGGGAGCCCCTCACGGCGTACGCCCAGGCGCACGGTGGCCGTGCGGTCGGCCTGGACCTGAAAGACGGACCACTCCGACCAACTGCCGGTGCCTGCCGGCGCATAGCGATACTGGAGCACGGCATTGTTGTTGTGCTTTTCGCCCTTGTCGTTGAGAAAATAGAGGCCTTCGGGCCAGACGAGATTGAGAATAAAGGCATGCAGGGCGGCATTGGAGGTATAGGTCAGGGGGGTGTCGCCGATGTCGCGCCCGTCCGCAAACGTGTTCCGGGCGCCGCCAAATTCGGCAAAGGCGGGCTGCGTGGCCGTGCCGAGGCCGGTATAGACCTGCACGCCGGGAAAGTTCGCCAGGGGTTGCCCGTTAATCTGGATGGTGTCGGTCAGCACCGCGTCAATCGGGCCTTCACAGAGGGCAATCATGAGCGTCAGCGTCGGCGGATTCGTGATGGCCTGGTAGGTGCGCGAGCCCTGATTGTAGAGCGTGGCCGTCCCGCCCCCCTGGTAGGGATGCGTGATGCCGACGGCCCACGAGCTATCGAGCACGAACGTATCGGCATCGCCCACGTGGATGGCCCAGGTCGTATTGACTTCCGTTTTGCCCTGGACGCCCTGGATAAACACCACCTGCCCGGTCACAAAGCCGTGACCAGGCGCCGTCACATAGACAATGTCCGAGGGCGCGCCATGCGTGACGTTGCTGATCGTCGCCGTGTGGGCCGCGGTGCCATCATCCAGGACGACGGCAGCCTGGTCGACGGTGGCGAGGAGGAGTTGCCCGCCAATGCGGTGGCGCCCATAGACGACCGGGACCACGGCGCCCGGGCCAATCGCCGTGCGAATGCCCTCAAAGGAGAAGGTCCGTTCGGACTCCCCGCTCATCTGATTTTGCTGGGGGAGCAGGAGGGGCTTCGGACGAAAGAGGAAATGGGAGGCGGCGGAGACGGCCAGGCCAATCAGAATCGGCACCAGGATTTCGAGAATGCCGCCCGTAATCCCCCACGTCGGCCAGAGCCAGATTTCATCCCCGGCCTGTGGGACGTAGCGCGCATAATGCTCGGGGAGAATCGTCGCCCCGTTCACGGTGACATGGCGCAGGGCTTCCCCCTCGGGGAGATAGGCGTCGAGCGTATCGCCCGCTGGAAAGACCTCGCGCTGTACGCGCAGGCGCCCATCGGCTGCCCGCAGGGGCGACAGCACCAGGAGACAGGTGACCGTGGCTACAGGAGCCGCCGCAACCGCGCCATTTGCATGAGGCGGGGCGCCCAGCGTTTCAAGGGTTCTAAACATACGCCTACGCTTTGTCTCGTATGGATGAGATGCACACGATTGACGACCACCCCGACATGGCTTGAGGCCATGCCCGTCGTCTTCAGAATCAAGATATCCCACGGCTGCATAAGGCTGAGCGGGTCGCGCTCGTCATGCTGAAACCAGATTTCTTGCACCTGTGCGGCCGCCGTAGCGGGATCGGCGTCCAAGTCAATCCCCCAGCCTTGCCCATAGAGCCGACGCAGCAGGTCCCAACAGTGGCACTCGGCATAGGACAAGCCCAGTAAGGGCTCGACTAAGGGCTCAATCTCAGGGATAACAATACTGTTCATAACCTGCTATACTCTTCTGTCGAGTGGCACCGGGTTCGAAACCGGGGCAGAGTTCATCGCCTGCCAGCCACTTCCCACAACGATGCACCTGTGATCCAGGAGGTCACGTTATGAAACGCCACCGCACTGAGAAACCGTGTTCCCGCTGTCATCTGGTCAAATCCTTGGAAGACTTTGGTACCAATACGCAACGCGGCGACGGCAAGAATAGTTATTGCCGTACCTGCTGGAATAGACTCGTCAATGCCCATCGGCATGCACACGGCGTCCCGCCCAGGTTGCCGTTTCTGGAACGCTTGTGGAGCGCGATTCAGCAATGCGGCCATGGCGAGGACTGTGTGTATTGCTGCTGGCCATGGCTGAAAAGTACGGATCAAGATGGGTATGGCAAATTTACGCTGACCTTTCACGGCAAACATCTGACGCTGAGAGCAACCCATGTGATATATGAACTTTGGAATGCTCGACCATTGCTGCCAGGCTTGCTGATTGCTCACCATTGCGATACCCCTAGCTGCTGCAACCCGCTGCACCTCTGGCCAGGTACGTGGCAAAGCAACCGCCAAGATGCCGTGAACAAAGGACGCCAGGCACGCGGCAAGGCGACGGGTATCCATACGAAGCCTGAAGCGTTTCCACGCGGCGAACAGCACCACAAAGCCAAGCTGACCGCGCAACAGGTGCTGGACATTCGTGCCTGCTATGCGGAGGGCTTTATCACGATGCACGATCTTGGCGAATATTATGGCGTCTCGAAATTTGCTATTCAGTGCATCATTCATCGGAAGACATGGAATCATATATAATAGAACTTTACTAGTTAAGCCTTCTAGGTATGTTTGGAAAGCCCCCGGACTGAGTGAACCGTCGCTTCGGGATCGTGCCCGTGAGCGTAATGCCCTCCGCCTGCAAATCCACCACCGCCGTGAGAAAGTCCGTCGCCACCTGCACCACCTGAAACACTTCGCCCGTACCAAAGGGCGTCGCGTCGGGCTGCTGCGTATCAATCGGCCAGATGGTCACGACCCAGGGAGCATCCGGCCCCCAATAGTGCTCCAGTAATGAGATGAACGCCTGATCCACGTTGCCCACCGTCGCCCGCAGCCGCACCAGGGATTGACTCGTGGCGTCTTCGAGCGCGTCCACGTCCACGCTATAGCGGTTATACCAAATCCCATGAAACTGAATGTCCTGGTCATAATTCACCAGTCGATAGGGTACTGGGGCGCCTAATATATCGACTTGAAAGAGCCACGTAATGACATGATCCGATTGCAGCTGGTTCTTTTCCCGCAGAAGCGCCGCTGAGAGAATGCGTGGCATTTAGAACTGTTCCTGAATAAGTACCACCATGTTAAATCGCCCGCGCCCTTGCGTGAACACATCCGCCGCCTCGGGACCAATCAACTTCACCGCAGGTTCCATGACATCTTGCGCAAAGCGGGCCGTCGCATTGGGCAGATACGGCACGGCGATGGCACTCCCCGTCCCGCCCTGCGCTGCCGAGCCATTGAGCGCAAAGCTCGTAGAATCGAAGCGCGTCAGCGTCCAGAACCCGTTCAGCCCGCCATGCGTCGCGCCATTGATCCAGAGCCACTGATTGGTGACGTAGCTGTGCTGGAGCGTGCAGATTACGGGCGTCGTATTGCTATAGTTGACGCGATCCCCCCCGGTGCGGTGCAGCCATTCAAACGACAGCACGCCCAGACGCTGCTGGAGCAGGAAGTCCCGTAGGACGCGCATCTGCGGGGTCGTCAGCCCTAGGTATTCCAGCTGATACTGGCGCAAGGGCCGGCTATGCTTCGACCGACGCACCTCATAGCCTTGGTCGGTCAGGTACGTATGCATGGGATCTTGCATCGCGGCAACGGAGATGCTCGACGGTATGGGATCAATCGGGTAGACCGGCACTTGCTATACCTTTCTTATCGCAGTGCTTGTAACGTCCGCGCGATACGCGACCCCGACCCTTGACTGATTTCGTTCAGCACTTCGTTGATGATGACGGCTTTCCCGAGGGCTCTCTCCCGCGCGGCCTCTTGGGCCGCTTGTTCGCGATTGGCTACATTGATCACCGTCACGCCCCCCATTGCTTGCCCACCGGCCGTGGGCGCCGCACGCATGGCCCCACTCATGAGCGCTTGCATCTGCGGCCGATTGAGGACGTATTCGGGATTCATCGCGGGGTTTTCGCCGGCGAGGATGGCGGTCGGGCGGTTCACAATGGCCCCGCCCTGTGCCTGGACAAACGTTGTCCCCGGCGCAATGCCGAGGGCCGCTTGATTCCCGGCGGCCGCGCCGGCCGTCCCGGGAGCGAGCGCCGTCCCAATCGCCGTCAGCCCGAGGCGGATGAGCATCTTAAACCCTTCATTGAGGGTAATCTGCGCAATCGAGTCGAGGATGCTTTTCGTCATGAGCTTAAACGCATCGCCCACCCGCTGCGTGCCATCAATAATCGTGAGCAGGCCCTGCGTGAGGGTCTGCGCGACCGTGTCGCCAATCCGCTCCGTGACTTGCATGATCTCGTTAAAGCGTTCTTGGGCGGTAATGGCGCGTAGGCGCGCGTCATCGTCGGGCGTCAACTCCACCCCTTGGCGTCGCGCTTGCGCCCGGAGGCGGACCTCGGTCCGCTCCTCGCGCGGCGCCCGCACGCGTTCCAGCGTGCCCTGTATGCTCTGCGTCATCGCGTCGGCGGTCTCTTGCGCCTGACGCTGCGCATCCGTGCGGGCCTTAATCGCCGCAAAACTGCTCTCCATCGCTTGCTTTTCTTCAATGAGCAGCCGGACGTTTTCGGCCCGTTTTTGGATTTCCTCATCCTGGGGAAACTGGGCTGCGAGGCGCGCGGCCTCGCTTTCCTTGCGGGCATCCGCCGTGAGCGAGTATTGCTGCTCTAAGCGCTTGAGACTCTCGACGGCCTGATCCCGCTTGCGCATTTCCTCGTCGAGGGCACGGAGATATTCGCGCCCCGTCGCCATGGCCTGCTGGCGCCGTTCGCGCGCGTCGACGTCTTGCTGCCGCTCTTCCTCGTCAATGGCCCGGAGGGCCTCGCGGCCCGTCGCCATGGTTTGCTGCATGCGCTCACGGTCGGGCGTCTGCGCCTCTTGCCCCGCTTCCAATGCCCGTTGCTGGCGCCCGGCGGCGTCGAGCATGCCCTGCATGGTCTGCGGCATGCGCCGGAGAACATCCTGCGCAAAGGTCGCGTTTTCCCCGGTCGGGAGCGGAATACCCCCGCGAGCTGGCCCGGCATTATAGGCGGTGAGGGCGCGCTCGACGTTGCCGTTAAATTTCTGGAGGAGCTCGGCAAAATACGTCATGCCGGCGCGCAGATTGGTTTCGGGATCGAACTCCCGGCCCCCGGCGCCATACGCGGCGGCGGTCCCGGGCATGAGTTGCATGAGCCCCCGCGCCCCCGCACGGGAGACGGCCTGCGGATTAAAACCGGATTCCTGCTCGACTAAGGCACGCATGAGGGTCGGATCGAGCCCTTTTTCGCCGGCGATCCGCTCAATCAGCGCGTCGAGCGAGTTGGGCGCCCCACTCGGCGTGATCGTGCGGCGCAGCCCTTCCCCGAGTTTGCCAATTTCCTCCTGCACGGCCTTGAGCGTCTTTTCCCAGGCTTTGAACTTCTGGTCCGCCACGTCCAGCGCGGAGAGAAACGGGGCATTCAGGTCAATATCGCGCAGTTGCTGGCGCCCTTGTTCCAGGATTTTCGCCAAGCGGTCTTCCGCTGCTTGCAGCGGCCGTTCGTCCGCCGCAATCTCGAACTTAAAGCCGACTTGCCCCCCCGGTCCAAAGCCTTCCGCTTGCAGTTTCTGTTGAAACTCGGCCATCGCCTTGGCTTGTTCGGCCTGGAGGGCTTGGAGCCGGTCCCGAATGGCCCGCCGCTCCTCCGCCGTAATCGGTCCCGCAAAGCCGGGCAGCATGCCCTCGACCAATTGCGCCGCCTGGGCGCCCGTAATCTGCTCTTGCAAGCGCTGTAACTCGGCTTGCCGCTCCCGAATGGCGGGCGGCAAGCCCATGCCCCCTTGCGGGAGGGCGCCGACCGGGGGACCCGCTTCCCGGCTGCGTTCCTCCTGCGCCTTGCGGACGGTGGCCAGGAGCGTCGTGGCGGCCTCGGCCATGCTCCGCAGCGTATCGAGGAGCCCGGAGGCGGCGATCGTTTCTCCGGCCAGTTTGATCTCATT